GTTAGAGGAAAACCTTTGGAAGTAGAACGTGGCATAGCATCAATAAAACGGGTTCCATCTCTTCCACACAAAGTTTCCATGGGAGTCAGAGGCTTGAGTTCAGCCTTAACCATCTCAGAAAATTTGTCACTCTGGAAAGTCTCGACAATACTTCCACAGTAATCAACTACTGCCCTATCCAATAGTGATGGTTCCACACCAGGACTAGGATTGGCAGAATATTGCAAGGAAGCTTGCCATTGCCTACTAGAATTGAACTTGGGAGGACCATGTGCTTTCTTGACACCAGTTACTTCCTCCACGAAAGGGGAAATCGGAGTCTCCATAACTTCACTAGTAGTATGAGAAACACGTGAAGAAGTTTGTCCAAAATATTCAATGTTGCTTCCTACTGGTAGAAAATTCATGGGTGACTTTGGATGAATGTCTGTGGACACTACGACTTGTTTATCATAACGAGTCTTAGGGAAAATACCATTCACGTGGGCAGGGAAACTGCTGACACAATTATGTGCTTTCTCAATGGCCAATAAAATCTCCTTACGCGTAACAGTCAATGCCTTACCACTAGCAGTACCAGTGATCCCACGTAAGTGGATACCGGCAATAGTCGGTTTGGCAAATAACCCTAATACAATGGCACCACACATACCCGTAAAAGTAGGATATGAAGTATGGTATTGGTATCCAGCACCTCCAGCTTCAGAGTTACGAATATAATTCGCACGTACTGGATCAGAAGTTGTAGTACCATCTGCCTTACGATAAAGGACATGGGCATTTCCAGAAACATTAAGAGATTCAGGGAATAGGTGTGTAATGTCGCTGCGTACACCACCAGATGTGATATTAACAAGACACAGATCCTTTCCAGGAATTGGCACCATATTGGATACACCAACCATCCCACGGAAAACACCACCAACGGTGTCGGGATCGAAACGAGTAACCAAAGCTTTCATATCCCTACGATTCTCAAAAACATGAAGAGGAAAAAGATACATAGTACCACCAACAGCCAGGATGTCACAAGACTGCTGAAAATTGTTCTCAACCAATTTGGCATGAAACAAATTTTTCAAGATTTTACTTTCGACTTGATCAGGAGTCATTGTTTCACACTTATGATTGATATGAAGCTCCTGTACAACAGGAACGGCCCAAGGATTAACCTCAGCATTTCGCTCTACAATATCGTTGACATTAGAAGGAGCAAGAGTAGCCTGGTAATCATGTGCCAACTTCATAGATGTGACAATCTTATGAATAATCTTAGCAATCACACAAAAGGAGAAGAATTGAACGGCTTTGCTCTTACGAAGGGAAGTAAACAAATCATCCGTAATATCCCGCCTATTGGCTAATTGTGCGCACATATCACTACGC